TAAGGATTGTGTGTTCGATGTTTTAGATTTTAAGAGTAATTACTTGGCCTCAGAATACTTGAACGGATCTTCGGCAAATGCCATAAACGCATATTTTCTTGAACTATAAGAAACTTCACCCGATCCAGTATTAGATGTTCTAATCTTGAAACCATTTGCAACAAAATCTACTGCTGCTGTGGTTGCACTATGGGCCCCCTCAGAATTCGCAATATCTGGCATTAAGAATGTGCCACCCCCTGTTGTATAGTTAGTTGGACTTCTCTTGTTATCTTGAATATACCAGTTTTCTGCAGCATCGGTGCATCTAATAAGCAACCATGCCGGTTTGAAACCACAGTAAATATATGTTCCTAATGCTTCCGCAACATTTCTCCATTCACCAATATGTGAATAGCCTGGAACAGAATGCCAGAAGTATCCAATATAGTTCACAGCATTTACCACATTATATGAACCTACTGTAAATAAATCAGCGGTTGGTGCAGTTGAGTTAAACATTGCATTATCTACTGATGGGTTTGTTCCATTCAGTTGAGCGTAATAATTTCCAGTATTAGGATAATTGACATACTGTTCGTGATATGTAGCCCATGCACGAGCATCTAAACCTCTCAAAATGAAAAACTCTGGTTTCTCATTAAGTCCATGAGGAAGAGTTCTTCCAGCAGTTCCATCGCCAGTCCAACTAACAATACTAAACCCTGCCTTGGTATTGACAGACATTTTTGTTGGATAGAGGGTAGGTGAACCAGATGGTGTATATGCAGATTGAAGTGTTCCATCTACAGATACACTATTTGCAGTCATAGCACCAGAGGTTGCAACATTTGATGCAGTTGGAGCTCCGCCGGCCTTCCAACCCCAACTTACATAAGTGTTACCATTACCGTTGAAATTATTTGATGAACCGTTGAGATGCACAAAACCATCACTATTCAAAGTTGCAGCTGCCGAGGTGCCTTCTGCGGTTGTGGCATTAGAATTCAAAGTAAAACTATCTCCACTCCCATCAATCCGAAGGCTGTCCATCAACTGATGATTATTCGATGATGTTCTTGATTTATGCCAAATGAAATCAGGCTGAAAACCAAAACCAGATACAGTTGCATTTGAACCATCACCAGAAGTTAATACTGTATTCATATAATCTTCTGGACGGTCATCAACTCTTGTATCAATCGTTGATTCTGCAATATTGGCTGCACACATCGCCAAGTAACCAGACGGCACATCGTGGAAGAACTTGCCTCTGTTGTTTCCATCAGTCTTGTCTGTGCCAGGCGCAGTTTCTTGTCCATTAAATGTTGGATCTTGTCCAAAGTTAAATGTTATTTGCCCAGCAGCAGCATTTGTAAATGAGACAGTATAAAAATCGTTATCATCTTTGGGATCATATATACCAGTTTCAGTATATGCTAGTGTTCCGTTTGCATAAACATTGATTGTAAGATTATCAATATCTAGAGCAATACCCAAAACATCGCCAGTAGTTATTGTCCACTGACCAGAAGCAGAATTTGTTCCTGTATAATCATTTCCATGATTTTCTACAGTATAAGTTGAAAATGTTCCATTACTAGCAAATCTGTATTTTGCGCCGGCGCCGGTTTTGCCCATTCTTCCTAATCCAAGGCCAGGAAGCCAGTTTCCACTATCATAACGCATTTCCCAATACCACTTGCCACTATTAAACCCCATTGTAGAATCAATAGCAGCACCAGCATTTGGAACATTACCTGTCAACCCACCATTTGAAAGAGTAACAACTTGTCCTTGTGCAACCCAATCATAATACCTTCTATTATAGTTCATGGTATTGAAGTTGCCTGTGGGCGAATCTATAACACTATCTTGTGCAGAAAGTCCATTTGCAGTGAAGTTGTTGATACCTAATCCACCAGATTCGGATGAGATAATCTTATATTCTGAGAATCTTGTATTAGTGCCACCATTGTTTGAAGTGATATTCAATCTAAGTTTTGTATAACTAGTTGAGTTACTAAATAAACTGGATGTTACCGCTTCCTCGCCGGTTGGTGTTTGTGTAATAGTATCAATAACTGTCCAAGTAGAACCACCATCATTTGAACCTTCCAATTGAACATTTTGGGGTCTCGATGCGTCTGTATATGCTGCACTGTTGGTATTTGTAATTTGATGGTAAATAGGTGTAACAGCAGATGTTGGTGTAATTTCAATTATACCACTTGTTCCACTTCTATTCATTCCAGTTGAAGTAAGTCCATCAAATGCATCTTCTGGACTTGTAAAGTTGGTTGTTCCACCACCGTATGTTGCTGAACCATCAGTTACTAGTGTATAATCTTGTGAACTGTCTTTACCTAAATCTGAACTATCAGAGAAGTCAAGTTTGAATCCGTTTGTTCCATATGTTCCAGAATATGCAATCGGGCACCAAACGCCATTGAACTCCTCAGCAAAATCAGTGGGTTCTTTTACTTGTCCATCAATCACATAAAGGTCAGACATATATCCATCAAACCAACTTGAACCATTAAAAGATTGTCCAATCCGATTTACAGTTCCACTAGATAGAAGTCTATGTGCGTCTACAGCAGAACCAGTTTGAGAATATGTTGCAGATTGTAGAGTGCCGTTTACATAAATTTTAACTTTATCAGAGTTTGCAGCCTGCCCAACATCATATTTTACCAGTATATGATACCAATCTGAAGTATCTTTATATCTAGCGTCTGTTGTTACATTTAATTCATCTGAACCAGCTGAGGACTTGTCCAAATATACAATGAGTTGATCATCAGTATTATAGTAAATATAACCAGCAACATTAGAGTTGTAAGCAGTCCAAATATGTCCTTGCCCCAAATTTGAACGCTTTACCCAAGCAGAAAATGTAGTCTGTGTTGTTGATGTTGGGGTCGCACTTTCAGTTTTCATTAAGTAAGAACTTGTTCCATCAAACCTCAAAGAGTTTGAAATCTGTCTTGCATAGATAGGACGAAGAACAATAAGATTAAATGCTCTACTGTTTGTCTGATTTTCATCATCAGTAGCAGTAACAGTAAAGTTGAATGTTGTATTAGAAGTAGGGTTTATATTAGGTGTTCCAGTAATTGCACCAGCAGAACTCATTGATACACCAGTTGGCAATGCACCAGAAGTAATTGAATACGCAAGTGTTCCACCATCTGGTTCAGCAGCAACAATAGTGATTGTTGACATTGCAACATCTTCTGAAATAGAACCAACATTACCAGCGGCAGTTGTAAACGAAGGTGTTCCGTTATATGAAATACCATTGGTTGATGTTGCGGCAAGTCCGTTTGTGTTTGTTACTACAACATCATAGTCACCAGCTGTCTTTGCTGGTGTCGTAAAAGTAATAGATGTGGTTGATACTACTGAAACAGAAGTTGCGGTAGTTCCACCGATTGTTACTGCTGCACCTGTTTGAAAGTTTGAACCTGTTAAAGTAATCGTTTCCCCACCAACTGGGTCAGCAGCAGTAACAGAGCCAGGATACGAAACCTGTGTAATGATAGGTGGACTATCAACAGCAGCCCAAGAATTAGTATTAGTGTTCCACTGTTCTAAAACACCAGCGTCTGTATTAAAACGAAGGTATCCACTCGCACCAGTTGGTCTCTGTGCGCCCGATCCCACTGGAACTCTTACATACTGAACGCCGGGCAGTGTCAAACCACCAGAAGTGTCATCTAGTTTTGCAGTGGTAATACTATCGTTACCAATCGCCGTTTGTCTAATTCTAGTTAATGGCATCTTATTTTCCCTTTAACATCTTCTGTAGTTCTGCTGTGCTTCCCACAAATAATGCGTTTGTTACATTCTGAGGTGCAGAGTTAGGAACTTCTTTGAGTTTCTTCATCTTAGTTTGTAAGTCTCCAAGTTTCTCTGTGACTTCTGCAACCTGTTTTATCAAGTTCCCAGCAACCTCATAGCTTCTGGGATGTTCTGATTCTCTTGCAAGGTCTAGGATACCATCAATTGCATCCTGTCCTCTTTCTATCAGATTATAAAAGTTTTCTCTCTGATATTTATAATCATTGTCAATGTCCTCTTCATTTAGTTTTGTTTCTGGAACAAGAACTGGTTTCGGAGGCGTCACATCTCTTGTCGTTGTTTCCACAACATCTGTAACACCAAGAACATTATCTAAAATATCAGTCTGGTTAGACATTTAATCACCTTATTCTGCATCCCAAGATTGGGTTTCTTCATTCCATTGATATGGCCCACCCTCTGAAGGATATGCAACTGGTGCTTCCCACTTACAACTTGTTTCGTTTAGTGTCCATGAGTCAAATGGTTTTGGTTCATAAAAAGCATCTCTATCCACATCATAGATAAAACCTACCCCAGCATAATTCTTTCTCAACGCTTTACTTTGATCTGTGGAAGGCCCTGTAATGTTACCATCTTCATCTCTAGCATAGTGAACTCCACCTCTTGTATTATAAGAAGTTTGAACCCATTCGCCAGGTTTTGGAGAAACATAAGAATTTATGAATTCCTGTTCGGCCGCTATGACCTCTTCTACAATACCATTATTAACTCTTGCAAAATATCCCATTATCTTTTTCCTTATAATGTCGTTGTATCATATCTAATGATAACAACCCCTTTACCACCAGCGCCACTGCCAGCACTACCAGAAATATTGGTAATATGGGAAGAACCACCACCACCACTACCAGTGTTTATTGTGCCATCGCCAGGTTGTATACCAGCACTAGCGCCGCCTGTCTCATAATCACCACCTCGGCCTCCGCCTCCAGCACCTCCAAGTCCTTGAGATGCTGCAGCATTAAATGCACCACTGGCGCCACCACCACCGCCGGCACGAGTTACAGCAGAACCAGTTATATTAGATGAAACTCCATCACCGCCATTTCCAACAGTGTTGCCATCGCCATTTGTTCCTGCAGCACTAGCACCACCGCCACCGCCGCCGCCATATTGGTTACTAGAACCAGCACTTCCACCGCCAGCAAAACCTTGATTTGCAGTTCCAGAAGCACCACTACTCCCTGTGCTTCTAGCTCCACCACCAGATCCACCAGATCTAGGGGCATCGCTACCACCGCCACCACCACCGCCTCCAACTGAGACTATAGAGTTGAATGAAGAATCTCCACCATCACCACCAGCGACTTGTGTAGTTCTAGAAGTTCCCCCAGCACCAACAACAACAGGATATGTTGCAGCAGTAAGATTTATTGATGATTCTGATGAACCGCCACCACCACTGGATTGACCAGAGACATTGGTTCTATAACCACCAGCACCCCCACCACCAGCATAGTAATAACCACCACCAGCGCCTCCACCAGCAATAATAAGATATTCAACACCAGTTAAAGTTACAGGAGTAATAAAATCATCTGAAGTATTAAATGTATGAATTCTATAATCACCAGATGTTGTTATTGTTCCACCAGAAGGTAGTGCAACAACAGTTTTGATTACAGAACCAGATGTTCTGTTATCACTATTAGTAACACGAATTGCAATAGATACTCCAGCGCTTTCTCCATAGATTGCGGCAGGAACAGTAACGGTTGCAGAAGTATCAATAGTAGGTGTTACTGTTACTGTGGTTTCAGAACCACCAGATGGTGTAAATCCTACCACCAAGTTTGAACTTAAAAAGTTTGTTCCAGATAGAGTTAGATTTGTAGCAAACCCACTAAAAATATTTCCAGTAATTGAAGAAATATTTGGTGTCAAAGGAGATACCTTACCCCAAGCAGTTCCATCATAAATTTCTGTTGCCTGAGTTTCAGTGTTATATCTAATATTACCAGAGGTTGGAGAACCAGGCCGTTCGGCAGTAGTTCCTGCTGGTAAATCTAGAGCACCAGTAGATGTGTTTGCATCATCAGAAACCTGGCCAGAACTGACTGTAATTTTTCTAATTGCCATTTGCGTTTATCCTAAATTCTTTTCTACTATTTATTCATCTTGACCAGTTGAAGGGTTATAATTTTTCGCATCTTCAAAGAAACTTGTTGTCTCGTTGAAACCGAAGTTATCATCATCTGGATCAAATTCTTGTGCAGTTGCATTCGATGGATTCGGTGCAACTGTGTATCTCTGTTCTCTTGTAGGAGCATTGACAGGAGTATTTGCATACTGGTCAACTTGAACTGTTCTCACAACATTCGTTGATGTAACTGGGCCATACAAGTAATACTTTGCAGTGAACGAAAGAGTGTAGATGATACTTCTTCTACTTGTGAAGTCTCCTTCATAATCATCCTCATAAGAGATACTATTCAATACGATTGGAACATCACGAATGATTTCCAACTCTGGAACTTCTCTCAAAGTCACTGTATACTCTGGTTGAAAGTATGGAAGAATCTGTTCTACAATCTGTAGTGCATCATCAGAGTTCTTTGCCATTACGAACAACTCAAAGTTAAGGTTATAAGGAACAGGCATATAACCAGATTTCAACTGATTATTATCTGCACCATCCAACACCTTCTTAGCCTTCATAACCTTGTTTTGTTTTCTGGCAGAGTCATATGAAATACCAGAAATTTCAAAACCAATACGAGGAAGTGTAACCGCAACTTTCTTAGAAAGATTAGGGTCTTCTGTCAATCTTGACAACCACTTCTGTTTCGGGCCATATGCAAGAGGAACTTTCAATGTCTGTGTGACATTTCCACTTGCATCCTTTTTTGTAAGTTGGATTTGGTTAAAGAGTGTTCCAAATGCAACCACCACATTTCTTGTGGATTCGTTATAAAAATATTGTCCAATCATAGTTAATTCATCCCAGCGTCACCGAATGGGTTAGATTCGGTAAAGTCTAATACATTGTCATCTTCAAGTTCAAAGTCATCGTTTTGTGAATTCTCATCAATAGTTCCGACATTATAAGTTTCTAGTATTATATAGGACGCCGCTGCACCCTCTACCCAATTCTCCATAACGATAGAACCAGTGCCATCTTCTAGTGACATCTGATGAGAAAGTTGATCGAGTGAATTGTCATCCTCAATCGCATCGAGCTCGGCAATACCAGTATCAATAACTTCAGAACCATACTCAAAGGTTTTGCATTTTAGTTTATATGTAGGTAGATTGTGGACTTGATAAAAAGGATCATCGTGATCCACAAAAGTAATCTCAAATAACTTACTTGCCTTAGGGAAGTAAATCAAATCTCCTTCATTTGGGCGTGAAGATTCAATCAAGTTATTGTCAATGGAAACAAACTGTTCCCATCTTCTTCTTGCAACTACAAAGGTTGCATCATCTTGTATGTCCAAACCAAACTTAGACATGAGTTCTTTCTCGCCCTCATATCCAT